AGTACTAAACGCGGCATCAGGATTGAACCATTGGGCAGAAACGTTTGAACAAATTAACAAACTAATTAACAAAGATTTTTTCATATGTGTTGCTCTGTGTAGCTAAGTATGTTATTATTATACAATACTTTTAAAGGAATGTCAATGAGTACACGCATGTATGGGCCTGAAGAAAAAGCCAAATTAGAACGTTTGATCAACGAAGGTAGTACCGTTTTACGTGAAATTGAGGATTTGAAAGAAGGGCTCAAAGAAACGGTTAAAGCTGTGGCAGAAGAATTGGAAATTAAGCCAAGTGTTATTAATAAAGCAATAACTATTGCCCATAAAGACAATTGGAAAGAGCACGAAAGTGCTTGGGAAGATGTTGAAATGATTTTGGGTGTTACTGGACGCTTGCCGCAAGATTAATGGAATTTATAAAAGGCATTTATAATTGGGCAAGGACAGACTATCGAGAATGGCCTACTCGATTTACACTGGAAATTACAGCATGGTTCATGAGCCTTGGATGTTCGCTAACATTAGCAGCCGGGGCAACTGATCCACTGTTTTTCTATCTCTATCCAATCTTTATACTTCAGTGCGCAATATTTGGATGGGCCGCCTGGACCCGTAAAAGTACAGGCATGGTAGCTAACTACCTACTATTAGTCACTATTGATCTAGTAGGCTACATTAGACTACTAAATATGTAAGAGAAAGGTTTAGTCAGCCATAAATGACAACGTAGGTATTTGCAGGCCTTAAATTGCATAGGAGAAACAATTTGTACGTAGATGCATTCTTTCAGCGTGATGCTGATATCGTGAAGGTAGTCGAACGTAGCACAGAGGGGAAACGAGTATTCAAAGAGTTTCCTGTACGCTATACGTTTTACTATCCAGACCAGAGGGGTAAGTACCAAAGTATTTACGGTGACCCTTTATCAAGAGTTGTATGTAAAAACTCAAAAGACTTCCGCAAGGAATTGTCAATCAACTCAAACAAAACACTATTTGAAGCAGATATTAATCCTATCTTCTCTACACTTAGTGAAAACTATCTCAATCAAGACGCACCAAAGCTCAATGTAGCTTTCTGGGATATTGAGGTGGACTTTGATCCAGAACGTGGCTATGCTAGTCCAGAGGACGCATTTATGCCAATTACTGCTATCGCTGTTCACCTACAATGGCTTGACACACTTGTATGTTTGGCAGTTCCTCCAAAGAAAATGAGTGTAGCAGAAGCAGAAGAACTTGTTAAGGATTTTCCTAACACGCATATCTTTGACAACGAAGCAGATATGCTAGATACGTTCTTGAACCTAATACAAGACGCTGACATCCTAAGTGGTTGGAACAGTGAGGGCTTTGATATGCCCTATACGGTTAACCGCATTACTAAAGTATTAAGCAAAGACGACACCCGTAGATTATGCTTGTGGGATCAATATCCTAAAAAACGTGAGTATGAAAAGTATGGAAAAACAGCTACTACTTATGACTTGGTTGGTCGCGTTCATTTGGACAGTCTCGAGTTGTACCGCAAGTACACCTATGAAGAACGACACACCTATCGATTGGATGCAATCGGAGAAATGGAAGTAGGTGAAAGTAAAACTGTTTACGAAGGTACACTGGATCAACTGTACAACAACGACTTCCGTAAGTTTGTTGAATATAACAGACAAGATACTGCACTATTAGATAAACTAGATAAAAAACTAAAATTTATTGACTTATCTAATAAACTAGCACACGAATGTACTGTATTACTACAGACCACAATGGGTGCTGTAGCTGTTACTGAACAGGCTATTATTAACGAATGCCATCGTAGAGGATTCCAAGTTCCTAATCGCCCTAAACGCGATGAAGAAGCAGACAACTCAGCCGCAGGTGCGTATGTAGCGTATCCTAAAGAAGGCATTCAAGATTGGATTGGCTCATTAGACATTAACTCACTGTACCCTAGTGCTATTAGAGCACTTAACATGGGACCAGAAACTATTGTAGGACAGTTACGTCAAACTGCCACACAAGAATATATTGACGAACTTACAGCAAAAGGTAAGTCATTTGCGGCTGCATGGGAAGGCATGTTCGGTAGTGTTGAGTATACCGCTGTTATGAACAAAGAAATTGGCACAGAAATTACCATTGACTGGGAAGAAGGTGGAGTTGACAAACTAAGTGCTGCCGAAGTATATCGATTGATATTTGAAAGCAATCAGCCATTTATGCTTAGTGCCAATGGTACTATCTTTACCTACGAGAAAGAAGGAATTATTCCTGGATTGTTAAAACGTTGGTATGCCGAACGTAAAGAGATGCAGGCTAAACTAAAAGAATGTATCAAGGCAGGCAACAAAGTTGAAGAAGAATATTGGGATAAACGACAGCTCGTTAAAAAGATTAACCTTAATAGTTTGTACGGTGCCATTCTTAACCCTGGTTGCCGCTTTTTTGATAAGCGTATTGGACAAAGTACTACACTAACAGGTCGTCAAATTGTTAAACACATGGCAGGCAAGGTTAATGAGATTGTAACAGGTGACTATGACTATCGTGGTAAAGCTATTATCTATGGTGATACTGACAGTTGTTACTTTTCTGCTTACAAAACCTTACAAAAAGAAATTGATAAAGGTAGTATTCCATGGACTAAAGAAACTGTTATTCAACTCTATGACCAGATTGCAGAAGAAGTTAATAACACATTCCCACAGTTTATGTTAGATGCATTTCATTGCCCAAAGAACCGTGGCGAAGTTATTAAAGCAGGACGTGAGATTGTCGGTAGTAAGAGTTTGTTTATTACTAAGAAACGTTATGCCGTTCTTTACTACGATAAAGAAGGTAAGCGTACAGACGTAGAAGGTAAGCCAGGTAAGATCAAGGCCATGGGCTTGGATCTAAAACGTAGTGATACGCCAGAATTTATTCAAAACTTCTTAAGTGATATTTTGGAGAAAGTCTTAACTGGTGCTACTGAAACAGATGTATTAGACCATATTACTGAATTCCGTACTAACTTCAAGGCTCGACCGGGATGGGAGAAAGGTTCGCCTAAACGTGCCAATAAGATTACAGAATATCAATCTAAAGAAGCAAAAGCAGGTAAGGCCAATATGCCAGGGCACGTTCGTGCAAGCATTAACTGGAATACTCTAAAACGCATGTACGACGACAAATATTCAATGAACATTACAGACGGTGCTAAAGTTATTGTTTGTAAGCTCAAAGAAAATCCACTGGGGTTTACATCAGTAGCCTATCCAGTAGATGAACTTAGACTGCCCCAGTGGTTTAAGGATTTACCATTTAATCACGAAGAAATGGAACAGACGATTATTGATAACAAGTTAGAAAACCTGATCGGTGTTCTTAATTGGGATATCAGATCAACCGAACAGACAAATACTTTCAATAAATTATTTGACTTCTAATATAAAAACCTATATACTATACAACAAAGGAAACAATCATGCAAGATATTTTAAAAGACCTCGTAGGACATACACACAGTTTAGGCTTTCTACCACTAGTTAAAATTACTGGTGATAAAGACACTGTAATTGAATCTATGGCCGAAGACCGTAGTGTTATTGTTACTGCAAAAACACACAAGGCAGTTGACGAATTCGATGGCGTCTTTGGTATGCCTAACTTAGACAAGTTAGCATTACACTTGAAGAACCCAGAGTACAAAGAAGGTGCTAACATTGAAGTAGTACGTTCACAACGTAACGGAGTTGAGATTCCAACTAGTCTGCACTTTGAAAATGCCGCTAAAGACTTTAGAAACGATTATCGTTTCATGAATAGTGAAATTATTAATGAAAAGCTAAAGTCAGTTAAGTTCAAAGGTGCAAGTTGGGACATTCAGTTTGAGCCAGCAGTAGCAAGTATTCAACGTTTACGTTTGCAAGCGGCAGCACATACTGAAGAAACAACCTTCCAAGTTAAAACAGAAGGTGGCAACTTAGTATTCTTCTTTGGTGATGCAAGTACACACGCAGGATCATTTGTGTTCCATGCTAATGTAGATGGAAAATTAAAGCAGACATGGTCATGGCCTGTGAATCAAGTTATGGCAATTCTTGCACTTGACGGTGATAAGACTATGCGTATTGCAGATGCAGGTGCTATGCAAATTACAGTTGATTCTGGTCTTGCTGAATACAACTACATTTTACCAGCACAGAGCAAATAATGAATAAAAACCTGACTGCACAGCAAAGCGATTACGCATACTTCTTGCCAGCTACGTCAGGTTTCTACTCAACGTTCATAGGCAAACAACGCTATGGAAACTATGTAGATCCTGCACGTATACCGCCAAGTCTAACTAATGGCATAGAAAGTCTTAACTATCTAAATCCAGATAAAGGTGCATTTTACTTTGATCACTGTCTATACTCTGCAGGACATGCTAACTTAGATCTTACCAAGCCAGATGAAACTGAAGATATGTTTCGTAATAGAGATCGTAGCACTAGCTGGGTCTTAGGTGACTCTGGTGGATTCCAGATTGGTAAAGGTGTATGGGAAGGCGAGTGGCGTGATCCTACAGGACCAGAAGTTGCTGCCATGTGGGCAGAAGTCAATGCTAAAGGTGTTGAGCTTGTACCACAACTACATCCTACTGGCGATCCTAAAACTGATAAGAATGGTAATCCTAAGTACACCAAAGTAGATCATCCTAAGCTCTATCAAGCTCGATTAGATGCCGCACAGAAAAAACGTGAACAAGTATTAACTTGGATGGATGCACTTATGGACTATGGCATGGTACTTGATATTCCAGCGTGGGTTGAACGTAGTCCTGCCGGACGTAAAGCAACTGGTATTGAATCATATCAACAGGCAGTAAATGCCACTAGATATAATAACGAATACTTTATCAAGCATCGCAATGGCAACTGCAAGTTCTTAAATGTTTTACAAGGTGAAACACACGAACAAGCAGATGATTGGTATCAACAGGTTAAAGACTTTTGCGATACTAAGATCTACGGTGCTAAAGCATTTAATGGTTGGGGTATGGGTGGACAGAACATGTGTGATATTCACCTTGTGCTTAAACGCCTAGTGGCACTACGTTTTGACGGCTTGTTAGAACAGGGTCAGCATGATTGGATGCACTTCTTAGGTACATCAAAGTTAGAGTGGGCTGTGCTACTAACAGACATCCAACGTGCTGTACGCAAGTATCATAATCCAAACTTTACTATCAGCTTTGACTGTGCAAGTCCGTTCCTAGCAACTGCTAATGGACAGATTTATATCAATACAGAAACTGAAGATCGTACCAAATGGGTTTATCGTATGCAGGCGAGTGCGGATGATAAGAAGTACGCTACTGACTCACGCTTGTTTAAAGATGCAGTATTGCAAGATGGTATATTTGAAAAGTTTGAATCCAGTCCAATTATTGATCAATTAGAAATGAAAGATATTTGTATCTATGCTCCTGGTGACCTAAATAAAAATGGTAAAGAAGGTAAGACTTCGTGGGATTCATTTAGCTATGCTCTAATGATGGGACACAATGTTTGGATGCATTTGAATGCAGTACAGGAAGCCAATCGACAATATGATTTGGGCAAATTACCTGCCATGTTAGTTGACGAACGCTTCGATAGAGTGTATTATAAGGACATAGTCGATGCAATTTTTGCATGTGATAATAGAGACGATGCTAATGCAATCGTTGAGTATTACAGCAAGTTTTGGATGACTATTATTGGTACACGTGGTGCTACTGGCAAGAAGACTGTCAATGCACACACTAAAGCTGAAGAATTTGGTATTCCTACTGCGGATTTTTCCGATTTAAGAATAGCTAAAGTTGAAGAACCCGTTGTTACAACCTTTGATAGTTTATTCGAATGACACTACCTGATGAACGTTATCGTGCAGTAATGCAAACTAGAAGATTCTTATTAGATCTTTGCAATAGTGATCACACTCCACGAGTTCCTAAACTGGTTAGGCAAACCGCCCGAGATTTGCTACGTCACTATCCTAGCGATTGGGATATGACTCGTGCTGCCGAGGGTTCTCCTGATGTATTTCAGGAACGTATGGAAGCAGTTACTAGGCTCATGAAACAATACGAAGAAGGCAAAAAGAATGAAGCGTGATTATACAGACGGTGTAAAAGAAGATATTACATTCTTTATCGGAACAGAAGTAGAGCATACACCTGCATTTGGTATGCGTACTTTGTTTGTAACAGATGTACAGCCAGTTGAAGAGATTGCAATAAACTTAAATGGTTGCGGCCATATCTTTTTTGGTGCAAATCATAGTTTCCATCCTGCAGATAATTTAGAGTGGCAACGTTGGGAAACTATGATTGAGTTTTTTCTAAAAAAAGGTTACTGGTGTAGTCTTGATATTCCAATCTCACATGCAGAAGATTTTCTTGAAAACGGGCTCAATGAATATACCAATTTTATTCCACAAATAAGAGTGCCAATTCCTTACATTAAATTGTGGAATTATAATACAATGCTTAAAATCGATGATAAAGATTTTAAAGCAACTAATCCCGGTGTGTGGTCACACAGTCTACATACACTAATGGATCGTAGTAAGTTCACAGACTGGTCACAGTATCAAAATGATGAAATTGTAAAATGAAAGACAATGTAATTATTTTAGAAAATGTCTATAATAAAAACACGTATAATAGACTATTTAGAGAATTACACGAACATCAATTCTCCTATTTTTGGGGAGGTGGTGATGCTAACGGAAGTTTGTACTGGCACAGTGATCTAAAAAATTCTAGTCCAGTACAAGACTCATGCAAGGAACTCTTCGAAGAATTTTCAAAGAAATTTTCTATTAATATAAATCTGGGAACAGTATATATAAATGCACAGACATACGGCGCTGAACCGGGCCCGCATTACGACTACCATGACGAAAATTCTGTTACTGTTATAAACTATATTACAGATACATGGAATATCACATGGGGTGGGGAAACTTTTCTATTTGACAAATACTCTTACACTAAAGAAGACAGAAAAGTTGAAACTATTCAATCTTTGCTATTCGAGCCAATACCTATTGACGCAGTAGTAACACCAGCGTATAATAGAAGTATCATATTTCCAGGTAATAAATTACATTGTGTAAGAGCATTGTCAAGATATTTTCCTGGTACTAGATACACATACATGTATAAACTAAAGGATATTACTCTTACAGAGTTAATGAAAAATTATAATGCACATTAAACAAGACATTCGCCCTAACAAAATGATTTGGGTTACCTTCAACAAAGAAGGTATGCACAAATATCCAGCCGCACTTACAGATCCAGCACTTGCTACAGGTGATGAGTACGATGTAAGTTTTCTGGGCTATCCGCATCGTCACATCTTCCACTTTAAAGTTTGGATTGAAGTATTTCACGATGATCGCGATATTGAGTTTATTCAGTTTAAACGATGGTTGCTAAATCTTTACAAAGATAGTATACTAGCGTTAGACTTTAAAAGTTGTGAAATGATGTCTGAAGATTTACATCAACAGATTTCACAAAGGCATCCTAACCGTGAGGTTTGGATTGAGGTCTCCGAAGACGGAGAAAATGGTTCATTTATTAAATATTAAGGAAAGCTATAATGGCTAAGAACTACCGCGACGTTAACTACTTTGAAAATCGTCCCGACATTGTAAAGATTTTCGATGACTTGGAAAAGTTTAAAGACTTTTGCCGTTTCGAAATGTGTGAGTTCAACGAGGCTAATCTCTACAACAGAGAAAGTCAGATTTGGAACAACTTTTATCATAGCACACGCCCACGTAAACCACGTGGTGAATGGCAGCAACGTGGCGAATACAATCGCAGTGGTAACAACAACTATCGTCAACGCAATGACAATTTTTCTCGTTGATTTAGAATCAGTTGAGACAAGGTACACGGGTCAGTGGAAGACTCATGTACCTGAACTTCTACGAAAGGCTGGACACAATGTCAACATTATATCAGGTCCTACGGACATTCCTAGTGCTACCACTCCTGGAGCATTTCTCAACTTTGGCGGCACTAATATCTACAAGGCTAGTCAAGTGGAGCAGATGGGCCGTTTATTTTGTAACGGATCCGTTAATCCCGGCGATCATTTTGTGTTTACTGATGCTTGGCATCCAGGTATCATTAATCTAAAGTACATGAGTGAGTTGTTGGGTATTCCAGTAACTACACATGGCCTATGGCATGCCGGCAGTTATGATCCTCAAGATTTTCTAGGACGTCTTGTTGGCAGGGCTAAGTGGGTTCGTCATGCTGAAAAATCGTTCTTCTATGCATTTGATCACAACTACTTTGCTACAGATTTTCATATTAGAATGTTTGTAGACAACTTGCTAGAAGATGGATATAAGAGCGAAAATCCTTATTACGAAGAGGACTACGATGACTATCAAACTAGTGGCAAGATTGTACGCACTGGTTGGCCTATGGAATATTTCCAAGACACTCTTGCACCTTATAAAGGTATGAAGAAACGAGACATGATCTTGTTTCCGCACCGTATTGCTCCAGAAAAACAAGTTGAGATCTTTAGAGACTTAGCTAAACATTTGCCGCAATACGAGTTTGTTGTTTGTCAAGATCAACAACTTACTAAGCATGAGTATCATACACTACTAGGTGAAGCTAAGATGGTGTTCAGTGCTAACTTGCAGGAAACACTAGGTATCAGTTGGTATGAAGGTGCTGTAGTAGATGCAATACCTATGGTGCCTGATAGACTCAGCTATAGTGAAATGGCATTTGATACATTTAAGTATCCTAGCGAATGGACTGACAGTTTTGAAGCATATGAATCTGCTCGACCGGCAGTATGCAATAAAATTATTCAGTACATGAATCATTACGAACAATTTGTTCCACAGGTTCGTAAGCAAACGGAGGCGTTACATGAGTACTTCTTCTCAGCCATCAATCTCATTAGACGATTTAATTAAAGATTTAAAAATAGATTTATCAGAATCTACTACAGTAATAGGTAGTATGAGTGATTATTCATATCATTACAACAATGATATGTCAACTATCACATCAGGTACAGGTATATCTACAATAAGTAATCCTGTATCGTACACTATTGGAAGTATAAGCCCTACTATAAGCACAATATCAATTGATAATTCTCAGTTTACATGGAACATGCCTGTAGAGTGGGTTGGCACATTTCCCGACTGGGATAGAGTAGAAGATATGTGTAAGAAATATCCCGCACTTGAGATTGCTTTAAGAAATTTTAAAACTGTTTATCAATTAGTAAAGGACGACTATGATAATCCAACTCCTAAAAAATAAATTCTTTAATTGGTTAGAACAACATGATCGTAAAAGAATCATTATGGATAGAACTAGTGAAGAGCCTTTACTCACACGTTACTACATCTTTCTTAAGGACAGAGCATGGTTTCCGTTTAATGTGTTCATTCACAAGTTTCATAAGTCAGATCCCGATGACGTGCATGATCATCCATGGCCTTACGCTACTCTAATTTTAAAAGGTGGATACTATGAATGGACTCCTGTCTTTGACTCAGCAGGTAAACAGATCGCTGAAACGGTTACATGGAGAGGACCCGGCAGTTTTCGTGTATGTGGCGCTAACAGCTATCATCGTCTTGAGCTTGATCCTAGCGTAGAATGTTGGACTATGTTCATGCCAGGACCACAAAAGAGAGAATGGGGATTTCTCGTAAAGAACAAATGGATACACAATGAGCACTACCTTGAACAACGGCGCCAGTAAAAGTGGGTATGGTGCTGTTCCGCCAAGTCACAATCTTCCTGCATATATAGGTGCTACACCGCCACTAACTGTTGGACAGGTGTATACTACTAATGGTACTGCTGGACAATTTTTAACAAGTGGATCAAACGGTACAAGTTGGTCTAACTCAAACAGCGAAGTTATGAGGATTAACCAAACAAATCCTCCAGAATTAGAAGTCAAAGGTCGAATGGTTATTAACGGACGAGACTTGGAAGAACGGTTAGATACAATCGAAAAAGTCTTGCGTATTCCCGAAAGAGATGTTAAACTAGAAAAGAAGCACCCAAAGCTAAAAAAACTGTATGACGAATACATTGCGGCATTGGGTAAGTATAGGACGTGTGAAGCAATTAAAGGAGATGATTGATGAATAGTTTTGTAGTTAAAGATACGCCAGGTTTTAAAATAAGTGTTAAATCTTGAAAATGTGTAAGGCCTAATGATCTTAATGCATTAGAATTTGTGCAAGAAACAAAAAACAGCAAAGGTGAGGTAGA